TTTTAGCCTTAAAGATGCTATAGATCATTGGAATAATACCTATCCAGCAGACCAGATAACAGAACCTTTTATTAGTAGCCCTACATTAAGTAATATAGATATTGAAATAAGAAATAAAAGTAACGAAGTAACTACTCAATTTTTATCTGAATCTGTAATGTCTTTAAATACTAACATAACAGAAATATCTAATAATGCATCATCAACATTTCCTACTACAGTTACAACAGGATCTATTGAACAATCAGTAGGTACTTTAGGCTGGACATCAGATGACTATGAAGATATATTGACAGAAAACGTAAATTTTGCTTCTCTCAATAATTTACTATACATATCTAATGGTATAGATCCTCTATTAAAGTATGATGGAGAATCTGTATATAGAGCAGGTCTACCTAATTGTAGTAAAGATATAGCTACATTTAGTTTTAATACTATTACTAGCCCTAATACAAATTATTTGCACAAGATTCAACCTGGTCAAGTAGAATTTTTTACTTTTAATGATACTACGTATAGCCCTGTTCTAGATCCTTCTACAGGGGAATCTATTGTATCAGAAAATTTAACTGCTGATTACAAATATTTATTTCAATTTGATGCAGATGGATTTTATAGAAAAGAGGCGCCAGTAGGTTCTAGTTACCCTTCTAGTTTTGGAAGTTTAAAGGCTTACAATACTTACTTACTTACCACAGCTCAGGGAGCTACTGTAGTATCTGGAACAGGATTGCAGATAGAAGTAATTACTGATGGTAATGGAGGAATTAAAAATTATTATACAGTAGAAAAAGGTACTAGTTATTTAGGAGAAGATGCTAACGGCAATTATACAAACCATATTAGAATAACTAAAGCAATGTTTACAGATAATACTGGAGCTGTTCCATCAGATAAAGCTTTAATATATGGAGATCTAGAGATTGTTGATGTCTCTTCTGCTGTAAGAGATAGAACTTACGAATATAGATTTGCTTATGAGTACACTGACTATAAAGGAAACATTATAAGTAGTCAACCTTCAGATCCAGTTAAACTAGTTGTAGGTTCTGGTAGAAGTGTAAATCTAACTTTTCCATTAACTATATCAGATTTAAGTACCTTTAAAACAAACGGTGTATTTGATACAGCCTGGCAAGAAGCTAATGGAGTTACTTTAGGTACTACTTTAACAGATACTAATTATCCAATAGAAAAATTAAGTGGAGAAAATAGGCTGCGTATTTTAGTATATAGATCAAAAGGATATTCTCCTATAGCAGGTGAAGTTGTAGGACAATACTATAAAATAGCAGACTTAGAATATGTGGCTGGAGGAACAGAGGATCCAAATAATCCAGGTACTTTTTTACCTACCACATTTACAGACACATACCACGATGAGCCAAATGATGCAGAAGCAGCTACACAATATGACCCAGTAATAAACCCTTTCTTAGCGTTTGTAGAACCTATAAAAAGGAAAGACCCCCCACCTAAGGGAAAATATTTGACCATATTTAAAAACTGTTTAGTTATAGCTGGTCAAAATGATAATGTTAATAATGTTCAATACTCATTACCTAAAAACTTTACTACAGGTGAGATAGGTTCTGAATACTTTCCAGATGATGATAACGGTATTGTAGTAGAATCTCCATTTGGTTCAAAAATTACTGCCGTAGCGGCTCTTAGAGATGCTCTTTTTGTATTTCATAAAGATAGTATATTTAGTGTTACTGGTAATATAAACCAGTTAGAGCTACCTTCTGTAAACTTAATTACTAAAGAAGGGGGCGTAGGGTGTACTAGTCAAGCTTCCATCGAAGAATTTAAAGGAGGTCTTGCCTTCGTATCTCATACAGGAGTATTTAGTATTAGTAATCAAGGATTGTCTGAAATATCTGAAATTATTAAACCACTATTTTTACAAGATAAGTTTATAAAAGAAAAAGCTATTACTTACAATTGGACGGATAGAAACCTACTTCTTATATGTATACCTGACTACATAGTTCAAGGAGATCAAGAGTATAGTATTATAAATGATACTATGGATGCCTATATATCTAAAGATAGTTTAATTTTAGCTTTTGATTACTATAGGGGAGCATGGTTACGCTGGGATACTATAGAATTTACTAATGGTATTACAGAAGTTGATGGGGTTTTAAACTTTGCTCAATTGACAAACACTACAAACACGTTAGCTACCGTTAATAATCAAGGAGATACTGACGATTATAGTGATAATGGGAACCCTATAAACTTTGTGTATGAAACTAATTGGGAATCTTTAGGAGATCCTACAACACCTAAAAAGTTTTTGCGTATTAAAGTACATAGCTTTGACACTGACGGTGTATTTGAGTCTCCAGGATTCTTACTTGAAGCAGGTATTCAAAAGAATTATCAAAACTATAATGAAGGAAAGATAACTTTTGACTTTGGAGCTATTACTGGTGGAGGCTGGGGTAATTTTGCCTGGGGGAGTGATTCCTGGGGATCTATTCCTGCTCAATATTTAAAGAGTAAATTGCCTACAGGTAAAGCTAGGTCTTTTAAAATAAGATTTGCTAATAATGAGAACAATGAAAACGTGCTAATAACTAACTATGAGCTTGAAATAGCAGCTCCATATAGACCGGAGATCAAAGAGTAATGAAATTTAGTCTAGAAACTATTAAAGATATTGAGGAGTTAGTGAGCAAACTTACGCATGGTTTGGGAAGGCTTACCTTCGCAGATAACATGGAAACCTTTGAAACTACGTTCTCAGTAGCGGCTGGAAAGACTGTAACTATAAGAAATAAGTTGACTTCTACGCCTACTAGGTATATAATTGTGTCGCAAGAAGGCAACGGACTATTAACTAAAACCACTTTACAAGACGGTAAAGAAACTATTCAATGGAATATAGATAATATATATTTGAAGAATAATGGAAATGAAACGGTTAAAGCTACCGTTGTATTTATGAGGTAAATATGGCAAGTAATTATGTAAAGAGTTATCAACGACAGCAGCAGCAAGCTCAGGCTGGTAGAAATTCTGAAATAAAAAAATTAGAACAACAGAAAATACAGAATCAGGCTAATTTTGATGCATCTAAACCAGATCAAGCATCTAATTCTGCTTTTCTATACGGAGCTTCTACATCTCAACGTAGAGAAAGACAGAGGCAAGATCAAATGAAGCAGCAAGAGTTTGATTCTAAGCAAGCAGGTATAGATGCTCAAATAAAAAGTTTACAAAATCCTGAATTATCTGCAAAAGAAAAAGGTATTCAGACAGGTCTTGAAATTCTAGGTCCAGACGGACTAGAGCGAATGGGAGCTGACAGAGATGTTCAGGAAGTATTACGAAGAAAGAAGAAGATAGCAGACGAAGGTATTAGTTCAGCAGAGCGTGAGCAAATGAGGGCTCGAATGGCTCAACAGATGGGACAAGCTCAACAAATGGCAGGGTTCCAGTTAGGCGGTGCATTAGGCGGTGCTAAGGGTGCTGGGGTTGCGGCTCAACAGCGAAGTTTGGCTGCGCAAGGCTTGGCTGCTAGAGCTAATATAGAGTCAGATATTTTCATGGCTCAAGAATCTGCCAAAAGACAGGGACTAGAATCTTACTCATCTTCATTAGGAGAAGTTAAAACTTTTGACATTGGACAGGCTGCTAAAGAAAGAGACATCATGTTTCAATCTATTATGGGATATGAGCAAATGGCTAGTTCTGAAAGAGCTGCTCAAATGCAAGCAGATGCGGCTGCAAAAAGAGGTGGAGGGTGTCACATAGCAGGTACTAAAGTTCTTATGGCTGACCACTCTTACAAAAATATAGAAGATATAAAAATAGGTGACGAAGTAATGCTAGGAGGTAAGGTAGAAGGTACTGGAACTGTCCTTACTAAAGAACTTATGTACACTTTAAATGGAGAAGTATTCACTCAATCTCACTTAATATTTGATCCTAAATCAGAAACATATCAAAGAGCTGACGAATCTGTTCATGCTTCACTTTATACTGGTGCTAATCATGATGTAGTATACCCAATATATACAGAGAATAGATGTTATGTAACTAGTTTTGTATCAGGTGACTTTGGCATGGAAGAGAACTATAGAGAAGTAAGAGAAGACATGACATATAGAATGAAAGGAATTAATTATGGCAAATGAGAAACTAAAAAAAGCTACAAATTTAGCTGATACTGAGATTCAAGACCAGCCTATTGATGACGAGAATAAGTTAAAGAAAGAGATTAATAAGAATACTTCTGCTGCAAACACTTCTCAACAATCCATGCAGCAAGGTGTAGCTTCTATTAATCAAGCTAAACAAGCTAAAGCTCAAGAGATGCAAGCTCAACAGCAAGGCTCTGATAAACAGGAGTTTCTTAACAGAACTAGAGATTCTTTAGACACACAATTTAAAGATGCAATGTCATACTTTGGACCTCGGCTTGTAGCGCAATTGTTCGGAGGTAACTCTGCAATGGCTATGACTGATAAAATAATGAGTGGGTTTGAAGGGTATCAAGCTCGTCAGTTAGCTGCTAAAGAACATGCTGAAGATAGAAAATTTTTAATGGATCAAAGAAAAAAAGGGGTAACTCCGCAATCTACAGCAGATAGAAGACTAGCTTTTGAGCAGAAAAAATATGAAGAAGAGAAAGAAGAAAAATCTAGAGAAAAGATAGAGAAACAACAAACCTCTATGGAGGATATAAATCAAACAATTCAACAAACTACTGATGCTATGAAAGATTTAAAACTGTTTCCTAAATCAGTAGGGTACTTTGCTGGATCTGAGCAATTTAGAACTCTTGATAAAATGTCTGATGATGCTGATGCTGTGGGAAGAGAAGGTACTAGGTTTAAACTTCAAACAATATTTGACTCCAAAGCATTAGAAAAACTACAAAAACTTACAGGTCAAAAGTCTGACTTTGAATTAAGATTTGCTCAAAAAGCTGTACCTACTTTACGCTCCTCTAAAAAAGTTATTGATGAATGGCTACAAGGATACCAGAAAGCTTTAGGCGAACAGCAAAAATTACTTCAGAAAAAACAAGGAGCAGAAAGACAAAGATCACAACAATTTGCTCCAGGATCTATTATACAGGATCAGTCAGGTAAACAATATGTAGTAATGCCAGATGGATCTTATAGGGAAAAATAAATATGAGTGATAGAAGAAAGAAGTTTTTAGAAAAATTAAGAGCTGACATTATTAAAGCTGAGGGGACTACTTTAGAGCATCCTAAGGCTAAGAAAAAAGGATATAAATCTAGTTATGATGTTACTCTTGGACATGGTATATATGACCCTGCTTCTGATAAACCTGTAAGTGAAATGACTCTTGCAGAATTAAAAAAACATCAAGAAGGTATATTAGCTAATAAAGACAATAAATTAAATTCTACTGCTGCTGGAGCCTATCAATTTACTAAGTCAACCTTGTTCGGAGCAAAAAATAAGAAAACAGGTAAATTTATGCCTGGGCTAGTTCAAAAATTAAAACTATCTATGGATGAAAAATTTAGTCCTGAGTTACAAGACAGATTAGTAGAAGAAAGATTAAAGCAAGCAAAGTTTTTTAAAAAATTAGAATCTGGTAAACCAAAAGCTGCTCAAGATGCTTTGGCTACAATATGGGCATCGTTACCAGATAGTAAAGGTGAGTACAAATATGGACAGCCTACATGGACAGGAGCAGATGAAGTAGGAGAATATATAGGAAAAGATATATATTCAGAAGCAGAACAATCTGTACTAGAAAGACAAAAAGCAAAAGAAGAATTAAAAGAATCAGCTAACCCATTGGGAGACTTAAACCCTTTGGCACCAGCTATGGGGAATGAAATGGCAGAAAAGATTGAAAATCCAGATAAACAATTTACACTGGTTAGAGGTCCAGAAGGACAAGAGCCTGAGAAAACATTTACATTAGTATCAGGACCAGAAGGTAGTCAACCTACTGAAGCTCCTCAACCTGAACAACCTTCTAGACCTGAGTTTAGCATGGGACAGTCTTTTATGAAGGGTATGGGACAAGGATTTAGCTACGGACTTGAAGATGAAATTTCTGCTGGAGCTGCTACAGTAAACGATGTACTCACTACTGACTTAGGTAAGCAAGTTGTTAATGATACCTTAGCCAGCTTTACTAAGGCTCAGTTAGATGGCGATCAAATGCCAATAACACGTTTAGCTGAACAATATAGAAAACATAAAAATTCTGAAAAAGAATTAGTAGATCAGTACAGAACTGATAACCCAATATCTTATATGGCAGGTGACTTAGCTGGTACTGCATTAAACTATGCTACTGTAGGACCTCTTGCCTTTGGAGCAGGTGTACTTACAAGAGGAGGTAGCGTACTATACGGAACTCTTAGTGGGATTGCTCATGAAGCAGGTAGGACTGAAGCACAAACCATAGAAGGTGCTGCTAAAGATATGGCAATAGGCGGAGCTATAGGAGGTATTGGGGAAGCAATGATGCCAGCATATAGAGCTGGGGTAGAAGCTGTAACGGATACATTAGGTAAAGTAAGATCTTCTGCTTTAGTAAACTTTTTAACTGGAGGCTATAGACAGCCTAGTAAAGCAGGTTCTTTGACAGCAAAAGCAAAGTTAGCTCAAGTAGGTAAACAAGTAGACGCTTTTGCAGAAAGAATGGTAAACTACACTGACTTAGATGGAACTCCACTTATTAAACCTACTATGAACAGAGAAGATTTTTACAATTCTGTAAATAAAAATGCTGATGTTGTAGGGGGAGAGATGTCTGCTCTACTAAATCAAGTAGACGAAATGTTAGGGCAGCCTTCTATAAATGGCTATGAATTAAGAACAAGAATTAGAGAACAAATTATTAAACCTATGCAAGCTGTTAAATCTTTACCTGAAGATAAGGCTGTAGCAGCAGCTCTTGATGACTACTTAATAAATCTTACTCAAAGTTTAAAATCCGTTGAGCAATCTGTAGATCCTAAGACAGGAGCTAATATATTAAAAGAAGTATTTGAACCTCAGCAATGGAATCTATCAGAATTATCTAAACAAAAAAGTCAATTACAACGTATGTATAGATCCGTTAGGATGCCTAAAGAGGCTGATGCTCAGGCAGCTATTCAATATAGAATTGCTCAAGGTAAAGATCAAATAGGATCTATCATGGGTGACATAATTGATGAAACATTAGCAAAAGAGAGTAGTAAGTTAGGAGTTGATGTAGGACAACAATATGTGGGCTTAAAGCAAAAGTATGGAGACTTAGCGGAGGCTTCTTCATTTATTAAAAATCAAATGAACATAGATGACGGTAAAAGTTTATTGTCCAGAGTATTTACTGACTCTATTGTTAGATATACTTCTGCTGCTGGTATTTTAGGAACTACTGTAGGACTTCCATACGCTAAAACAGGTATAGCTATTGCAGGACTTAGAGGCGTAGCTATGAGTAAAAGATTTAATGGAGCTATAACTAAGTCAGCTAACGAAGCTATAAGAATAATGGAAAAAAATCCTGAGGCTACTGCTGCTATTGCTAATAGATTAGTTACTTCCAGTAGTTTGAGTGCTAACGATCAATTTGATAACATGACAAGAGCTATGGCAGAACTTACATTTATTGATCAGCCGTTAGCTAGAGATCCTAATGAAGTAATCAGAAGAGCTGACAAAATACTTCATTTAGTAGAAGATATTGATCCTGAAATGGCTAGTAATTTAAGTACAGCTATAGACAATAGAGATCTAGGTTCAGTTAGTGCTTTAATGGATCAGGTAATTAGAGCCGTACCAGCTCAATATGTACAGCCAGGTATAGGGTTTGGAGGTAGAGCTTTTAGTGAAGAAGATATTGCAAAAGTAAATGCTGACATTGGAAAAATTAGAAATACTAGAAGAAGAAAAGAATTATCTACTGCTTTTAATAATCAATCTTCTGAGTCATTTAGAATGATTCCTAAAGAATTGTATGAAGAAAAGCAAAGTGATCCAGCTAACTTCTTTCAATTTAAAAAGAAACAAAATAAATTTATTAAGGATTACTAATGAAAGATGTGGCAAAAAAAGTAGCAAAGAAAAAATTGTCAGCAGCATGGCAACGTAAAGAAGGTAAGAGCGAGAGTGGTGGACTTAACGCTAAGGGTGTAGCTTCTTATCGTAGAGCGAATCCAGGTAGTAAGCTAAAGATGGCAGTAACTACTAAGCCGAGTAAGTTAAAGCCAGGTAGAAAAGCTGCTAATAGACGTAAATCATTTTGTGCTAGAATGAGTGGAATGAAGAAGAGATTAACCTCAGCAAAGACAGCAAGAGATCCTAATAGTAGAATCAATAAGTCGCTGCGTAAATGGAACTGTTAATATGAAAGAGTTAAAGCAAGACATTCAAGTAATAAGAGAATCACAAATCCGCATGGAACAGGATCTTAAATATCATATTAAGAGAACTGACTTGCTTGAAGAAAAAGTAGATAAAAATACTGAATTATTGAAACCGTTAATTGTGTGGAATTGGTTGAAGGAAAATAGCCGTTTCATTTTACTGTTGCTAGGATGCATTGCATCAATTGTTATGTGGAGTATTAAGTATGCTTAAAAAAGTTATGCCTTTAGTATTCATGGGAATGGCAGCTCAATCTTTTACCCATAAAAAAGGAAAAAAGATGGGAGATGTGGCTTATGAACAAAGAAAAAAAGATAGATATGAACAACAAGATAAAGAAATAGCAAAAAAAGCTGCTAAAAAGAAACTATCAAAGAGTAAATAAAAATGGCTGAATTTAATATGAAAAATGCATCTGCATTATTTAAAACTAAGTATAAAAAGGAGAAAAGAGTGGGATCAGTAACAGAATTTGCAAAAAAGATGTTTAGAAGGAAAAAAGCTACCAAAGAAACTAAAGAAAAAGGTGGTGTAGGAGCAAATACATCTGAAAAAGTAAAAAAGTTTAGTGATAAAAAATCAGGTAAAGCTTTTCCATGGTCTAAATAATGGGATTATTTGATTTTATAAGTAACATATTTAGTCCAGCTTCAAAGATAGTTGATGAGCTTCATACTTCTGAGGAAGAAAAGCTTACGCTAAAAAATGAACTGGCTAAGATACAAGGTAAAGCACAAGATAGAATACTAGACTACGAAAGTAAGCTGGCAGAATATCGACACAAACTTCTAATTGCAGAGGCTAATTCGCCTCATCCTTTTGTTGCCTTATGGCGACCCATCTGCTCGACCGCTCTGGTCACAATTATTGTGTTGGCTTCTTTTGGTCTTTGTTCTCCAGGTCCTGAGTTATACAAACTTGCTGAGATATTCTTAGGTGCCTATGTTGGAGGACGAACCATAGAAAAGATTGTAGCTGCAAGTAAGCTAGGAAAGTAAGAAAGGTCACTTTAATTTATCATGACAATATAAGAACATTGCGTTTGCTAAGGCATGAGCCATGTGATGTAAACCTGTCTCTGGATCTTGCTGTTCTCCCATACGCCAGGCTTGTATATGCCTAAGTAAGGCTGCTTCGTATCTGTGAGGTTCTACATTCTTCCAGTTATATCTATCATATTTCTGTGCGCCTATAGTTAAAACCTTAGCTAGGTCTTCTAAGGCGTGAGCATCTATAAGGTCGTATTGTGGTTTATCTGTATCAAACTTTTTACCTTCCATTAACAGTATCCCATAGTTTTTTTACTGTAGTATGAGGCATTTTAAGAATTATTTTTTTATGTTCTATTTTGTGTATATCAAATCCCATATTTAGATATAAAGATAACATCTTACCTGATTCAGGATGTACTTCATCTACTTCTCCATAGACATCTTCTTCATATTTTTTTATTACTGTTAAAAATTTAGCTGAATACTCTAAAGCAGAATCTTTAGTTCTAAACTCTGGTTTTATATAAATAGCATCTATATAAGTACCTTGTCCTTCTCCCATTAAGTGATATATAATTAAACCTTCTTTAAATTCATAAAGTTCTTTACCTTCTGCTTCTTTTAAATACTCTCTATACATATACTCCCTTTAATGGATCTGGAGGGCGGTTTTAAAGTCTAAGCTACCCTCCGGTTGACACTCGGTCCATGACCCATACTTTATTCTATCACACTTTGCTTTTTAAGTCTACCCCATCTTTCATACCAAGATAAAGTAAATAGGTCCTCTAGATATATAGCTCTTTTACTGTATTCTAGCCATTTGACCTTAGGCATCTTAATAAGATCTTTCTTCATTATAGTTTCAATCTTAATACAGCCAAATATTATGACTTCCATGTTTTCCACATCGACAAGACAAGGGATAAGAAAATCACGATTAGTAACATTTCTGAATAGTTTATCAACATGTCCCATACCATTACCACCATACTGTAGTATATAGGACTTACCATACTTAGCAGCCGACTCAACGCATTGTGATTTACAATGAAATCTGTTACCAGAACTATCTGTAATGTCAGCATCATAACTCTTCTTCTTAGTTTCATATACGTTAAAGTCCGGTGCTGTAGCCTTGATGCCCAGCCGTTTAAGAGCCCTATAGATGCCTATCTCTCCTAAAGCTCCAATAGTAATATCATGGGTAATCTTGTCTAGGCTACCCTGTCCTCTCTTCTTATAATGATCTATAGAAAGATGTACTCTGTCACTGGCAAACTGAGTCGCCTTCTCCAGATCCTTCTTCTTTAGTTCTACTGTTAATGATTTCATCAGATAATTCCTTTATCTTTTTTTCAGCATACTCTAATCTCTGCTTCAAATATTTTACTTGAGATCTAAATACTTGGTTCTCCCTCTCTTCTCTTTTTAGTCTTGTATAAATTCTGTTCTTGTCATCAATGAGTTGATCAATAATCTTGTCTCTGCTGTCTCTCATTTTCATTATCTTGCTCATGACTAGCCCTTAGGACACCAATCGTAGTGATGTGGTATGTCCAGTTTATCGCCTCCACACTCGCAAATAGATGGCAAATTCTTCTTTCTGATATGATCAGTCCATCGTTCTAAATCTTTACCCTGGCATGTAATTTCTATGTCTGGCATTTCGAGTAGAATTACTCTATAGATGTAGTCACCTTTATATAGCTCTCTACCTACTATGGCTCCTAAGCTACCATGACTTATTCCCTCCCTCGTAATTCGTACCCAATCCCCATTCTCAAACATTATTTACAATACCTTGGTGAGATTGTTGACTCTACACTGATTTTAACATCAGGTACTACGAGTGACATTGAGTTTACCATAATTTCCTCCTGGAGTCTACGCATTTCTTCTGCTGTATTTTCAGGTACTTCTGTAATTATTTCGTCATGCACAAACCCTACCAGCTCAAATCCTGCATCCATGAGGTTATATAAAGCTATTTTGGCTCCATCTGCTGCTAGTCCTTGGAAAGGTGTATTCTTCTCAGCACAGTATGTTGTATTGGCTCTTATGCGTCCTGTAAGGGTGGTTACAGACCCTTCCTCTCCCTTCATGTATTCTTTCATCTCAGGGAACGCTTCAAACCATGTATCCTTCATCTTCTGAGCCTCATGCTCACTTACATTAAGGTCATATCCTTTCGCAAACTCAATAAAGGTTTCTATCCCAAGCCCTCCTGGGAAACCGAAGTTTGCAGCCTTAGCAGCCTGACGCTGCCATTTCTCTACCTTATCTTCTGGTACACCAAATAGGACAGACGCATAGTATTTATGCAAGTCTGCCCCATCATTTATCTTGTTACGCATTACTGAACTACCGTAATTTGTGTAGACATGTTGAGCTAAGGTAGCAAGCTCAATTGCGCTGTAGTCAGTTATCAGTAATGTATTGCCTTCCCTAGCTTTAAACATTGATCGTATATCCCCATCTCTAGGGAGCTGTTGTATGTTAGGTGAAGAACATCCTGTCCTACCTGTATTTTTTAGTATATCATATCTTGGATGTACTCTACTGCCTGTAAGTTTACGAATAAAAAATGTTGTTTTTTCAGTACGTTTATATTCCAAGAATGATTTAATAAAGGGATTATCGCTATACTTTTCCAGATCACTCTCCTTCATGGAATAATCCCCTTGATCTGTTTTAGGTAGTGGTAGTCCACTAAATTCTATTACATAATTATATGCAGCTTGATTACCTTTGATGCCTTTTACAAATCCGTAAGCAGACATCTTTGCATGTAATACCTCCAGTTTAGAGTTAAGTTCTGTTAATAGTTTCTGCGCTCTTTCCTCATCAAACCCAATACCATTTTTATACATCCGGTTAAGAGCTAAAGCTCCGAGTAATTGTATATGATGTGATAACATGGTATTTGTATTTAATTTAGATATTTCCAATCTGAGTCTGATAAAACAATAGTATGTTGCGATAACGTCTGCTGCTCCATAGTCAAGAAAAGCTTGTGGGATTTCTTGTAACGGTGTGTCCTTGTACTCGGCAAAGTTACATCTGACTTCTTCGTTTTTATCGAGGTCTTGCCCAAGTAGTTCTTTACTAATCTTAGCGAGCCCATACTTCCTTGGTACATCGCCAATAACAGCAAGGTTCCATAACCTATACAAAATATTAATATCAAAAATCCTATCACGTTCTATCTGCTCCTTCAGAAGGTATTTGTCTTCCGTAAACTTACGCAGTACATCTATATCGAAAGGAGCATTAGCAAAGACGAGTGTTCGAGTCACATGCTTTTTTAAAAAGGCGTCTACTAAGCTCCGATCAACATAGTACAGAGATTCTCCATCAAACACTTGGAATGTCACCAAGTCAGGAGTTTCTGTAAAAGGTGCAATTGTAGTTTCAGTATCAATGGCAAGGATGCTTCCCAGACTCTCTCCCTGCCAGAATTGAATTGTGTATTCCTCACCATTGAATATCATCTACTACTTCCTACTGTACTTCTTTACAACATTTCGAGGCTTATAACCTGGATTACTTTCAACCGCAGTATTTACGATAAACTCTTTACCAATAAACTGCTCCAGTTGAGAACTATCATTACCTAAGGCTTCAAATCCTCCATATACACCGATAGACTTGAGCATGCTGTCTAGCCTC